ATTCTTTCCAAAATAGCCAGCGTCGTGCCCACCGGAGCCTGTGCGCTCATGTCCGAGACGTTCAACTCGGCGGTTGCCGCAAACTTCTGCCCATCGACAATCACCTTGTCCATCAGCACCATCAGGACCTGACTTGGCTCCTTGTATGGCAGCGGCAGGATGTTGTCCCGCATGGTGCCCGAAGGCACATCAACATCCCGGAATTCCCCCGGAGCAATGGGAGTGTCATCCCCCTTGATCCGCAACCCTCTGGACTTCAAACCGCCGGGGAGGTTGGAGAGGGTGCCTGCATCAATCAGTTGACGCAGCAGTGAAGTGGCTGCCTGCGCGTGGCCGCCAACCAGATGAATAAGGCCAAAGTAATAAAAGCCAAAACCGGGGATGTAGCCATAATGGACAAAGTGCTGGCGGCGCTTCTTTAGTTTGTCTTCCTCTTCCCAGTTACGATAGATAGCCAGTATTGTCTGGGTGCCCTTCTCGATGGTGACTACATAAGGCAACGCAATGCCGGTTGGCTTGCCGTCCTCATCCTTGTCCTCGTAGCCCTCAAGGTCAAGGTTGACGTGCATCTCCAGAAGCTGGAAGCGGTTATCAACCAAAGCCTCGAAACCCTGATCCTTTGCTTTTTGTTTTTCTATTTCATCAAGTACGCGAACCGGGTCGCCAAGATCCACGTCACAGTAAAACCCGGCGTACTGAAGCTTATGAACCTCATGCTTGGTCTTCCTCATGCGGTGCGTGTAATGATCCGCGCTCTCAAGGTTGGCTGCGCCGTAGGGCACCACAAGGTCTTCCGCCGCCACAAACATCGCCGTTTGGCGCTCAAGGCTCGGGTCGTAGTAGATCTTCTTGAACGCATTGCCCGAAAGCGCAAGGCTGATCAGCATCCGCTCATGCTCGGGGCGATACTCCTTCATCACCTCGGTCAACTCATAATTCATATCGTCAGCCACGCGCACTGACGCTTCCTTCTTCTCGGTCGTCTCCTTGCCGATGATCTTGGTCTTCACCGGCCCATTGGGCGGGAAGGTCTCCATGATGGTCTCGGACTGGAACTTGACGGCGCTCTCCATGAGGAGCGGGTGGAACACCCCGCACGCCCCGGGCCACGGCTCAGTGCGTTCCTCGTACTTCAAGCCCAGCAGCTTCAGGCCCTTCACATAGGTATCGAGCCAATCCCTCCGTGATGTGAGGTCGGCTTCATACTCGCCCAAAAGCTCCCCCGCAAGGGATGCGAGGTCCATTTTGGACATGTCTTCGGCAAGGTTGGCGTTGAACTCCTCGGCAGTCGGGCGCTTCGGCATCAGGTCGATCTCCAGCCCATCCACGCCAATCTTCAACGCCTCGGGGTTCACCACCTCGATCTCGATGCCGGGACCCGGAACCATAGCTGCCAGCCCCTGCGGGGCTGTGTACAGCGATTTATCTATGTTTACGGCCATTCACCGTCTCCTTGCGATATTGGTTTTGGAGTCATACACAAACCCTGACGGCGGCACCCCGGATTTCTTCGCTGCCCTGTCCTTGGCACGCTCCTCGGCAGTCATCATGTTGCGCACCATGCCCCCGGCTGTAAACGTCTTGCCATCGGCCATGAGGTGCCCGCGCTTTTTCAGGATCTCGATGGCCTTGTCGCGGTCGCCAATCTGCGCCGCAAGCCTGTCGATCAACTGCCCCCGCCCCATGAATTTCTGCGTAAGCATCAGTAATACGGCCTTTTACGCTTGAAACGGCGCTTGGGCTCAACCTCATCAAACTGGGTGCGTACATAGCCGCCCTGACGGAAGCGCATCATGGCAAGGGTCATGGAGTCCACTAGGTCATCGTGCTCCCCATTCGGGAACGACGCAACCTCATCCACCAGTTCCTCCGCCCAGCGCGTCTGTGGTGCCCAGACCATGCCGGAAGCAAAGATATCGGAGACGGCATTTACCCGGCTGATCTTGTCATTGCCCTTGGAAGGGGTGAACTCCCCCACCGGGATGCCCATTGCCCGCAGTTCATAGATGAGCGGGGCACCGGAAGCCTTCTTTTCCACGATCATGCTCACCGGACGCGACTCCAGATGCCATGCGTTGTAGTGCGCAAGGGTGACCTTTTTCAGTTCCGGGAACTCCATCCGGTCCTTGAAGGAGTCCAGAAGCACGATGTTGGCGCTGCCGGTGGCCCCGTTCCCCGGTTCCTTCTCCGGCCACCACACACCCCATGTGGTGCAGGCCGAATAGTCCGCCCGGGTGCTTTTTTCAAACGCCGTGTCCCATGCCTGAATGATGAACTCGCACGGCGGCGGGCGCTCCTCTTCCCAAACACGCCACCATTCACGTTTGATGATCGCGCCTTCCTCGGAAGTGGGGTTCTGCTGGTACTGGGCGTTCCATTGAAACGCGGGCATCGACGCCTTGGTGCGCAAAAGCGCCTCAAGGGGCCACTGCTCCGGCCACAATGACTTCTGCACGATGTCGGTGGTCGTGATTTTTTGCCCGGGATTCTCCGGGTCGTCGATCTCGACTTCCTCTTCCTTCTCCAGAATGGCCGGAAACTCAACGACCTCGTACTGGTCGGCCATGTCGTTCATCAACATGTCCTTGACAAGCTTGCCGGTGAGGTCGTTCAGCGCCCAGCGGGTCTGCACGATGGCTACGCGCCCCTGTGGCATCAGGCGGGGACGGGCACCCGTGGTGAACCACTCGTATGCCTTGTCGAAGACATCCGAATTGCCGTTGATGACATCCTGTTCATTGTGCGGGTCATCGACCAGCAGCAGGTCCGCGCCGCGCCCTGCAATGGCACCCCCCACGCCCACCGCAAAATACTCCCCGCCGTGGCTGGTGTGCCAGCGTCCGGCGCTCTTGGAGTCCTGCGAAAGCGAAACATCGAAGACCGCCCGGTACTTCTCCGAGTCGATGAGGTTGCGCACCTTGCGTCCGAAGTCAACGGCAAGGTCCGCCGTGTGCGACACCATCATCACCTTCTTGCCCGGGTGGTTGCCAAGGAACCACGCCGGGAAGTAGTACGACACCAGCATGGATTTGCCGAAGCGCGGGGCAATGTTAACCGCAATGCGGTCCCGCAGGCCGTTAGCCAAGTCCTCAAGCAGCGCGGCGAGCTTCCTGTGGTGCGCGCCGATCTTGTACTCCGGGTCGATGTACTTCACGAACGCCAGAAGCGAAGCCATCGCCTGACGCACGGTGCCGCGCGCCTCCAATTCGTTCAAAATGCGCAGCACCTCGGACTTCTCCACTGGCGTGAGCCGGTGCAGGTTGTCCCGGATGCGCAATGCCTGCGCTTCGCTCAGGTCCGTCAAGCGGGTTTTGGGTCAGGCAGCGAAGCGATGAACCCCACCAGATCCCCATCGGGGCGCAATGACTGCGGGTTCGACGGCCCAAGCACGTCCTCGACTACTGGTGCCGGTCCCATGAACCGCTCAAGCTTGCGATTGAGTTCATCCATCAATTCCTCATCCGACTTCGTCTTGTAGGTCACTTCCATCCGGTCGGTGAAGATACCCACGTCCTTCATCCTGCCGAGCAATTCCAGCGCACGAATGCGGATGTTGCCGTTGGAATTCTTGGATTCCACCAGCAGCTTGTTCTTCACGTATTCCCGGATGCGCACGGCGCTGTTGATCAGTTCCCGGTCGTACTCGGAGAGCAGCGTGTCAAGGAACTTGAGCGAAGCCGTGGGGTATGCGCTCACATCGACTGGCGCAATGGTCTTGTCAACGTCGGTGAGCGAAGCAAATGCTTTTCGCGATGCATCCAGCTCTGCTTCGCTGGGTTCATCGAAGTCGGCACCGTCAGGAAAGAGCGCATTGACGGTGTTGCAGGCAAGCCGTGCCCGTTCAAGCAGCGAAATGCTTGAAAAAGATTCTGGATCCGGAATCGAAAACCCCGGTTCCGGTTTTACATGCAGGGTTGCGGAAATCGCAATCTCCTGTCTACGACATTGAAAAGTAAAGGCATATTACACGAAACAAAACTTTCGGGGCAATTACGCGGATTGGCTGGCGGTACTGAAATTGACAATGTCTAATAAGGTAAAAATTTTTTACAAATTATAAAATGGTGGGGTAAGTGAAAAAAGTGGGGATCGTGGGCGCAAAACACAGCGCGAAGCGCCGCCGGGTCCCCCAATAAAAAAGCGGGGGGTGCCGGTGCGGTAGGGGTCGCGAAAGCCAACCGGGGGAAGCTTGACAATGTAAAGTAAACACCTGTAAAATTCTGTCCACGTGATAAGGGCCACCTGTGGCCGCACACGTAACAAAAGGAAGCTAACCATGATCAATATAGTTCCTCCACCGTGGGCCTTTGTGCATTGCCCTGTGATCCCCGCACCCACTAACAAAAGGAATCGAGCCATGCTCTACGCGAATCAGATCGGTTTCAGTGATGTAACCCCGTTCGAGGTCGTGCGAAAGATCAGCGAAAAGACACTGGAAATTCGGGCGATGTGGTCTGAACTAGATCCGACGTGGAAGCCGGAGCGCATCCCGGGCGGATTCGCCGGGCATTGCGTGAACAACAGCGCGCAGCGCTGGATCATCACTAGTAATGCAACGGGACAAATACGCCGCATTCGCCTCGGTAAGCACGGATGGCGCGATGCGAGCGGCGCGCATTACCAACTCAGCGATAAACCATTTCGCCACTGGGACTACAATTTTTAAGACCCTAAGCCTAGCGCCCTTCGGGGCGCTAGACCTAACCTGACAAAGGAACCTAACCATGAATAACATGAAACCAACCGCGCCATTCGCGCACCTGCTGCGCGAGGCTGTCACGATCCCGGGCATGATCAGCCAAGCCTACAGCCAATTCCACAACTACAGCCTTGGCAATCAGCTGTGGGCATGGGCACAGTGCATGGAACGTAAGATTCCGCTCGGCCCTATTGCCACCTTCAAGAAATGGCAGGAGCTCGGGCGCAATGTAAAAAAGGGGCAACGTGCGATTGCACTAG